TCAAATTCAATACTTTTACTTTTACAACTTCTCCAAATTTATTTTTATTTTTATCTACTGGGGAACATAAAGAACCTGCTTGATCATCAATCATATTAGGATAAAAATCCATTTCTGTTGCAGAATCTACGTTATCAACACAAGCTTGGAAAAATTTATCATAATGATCAGAAACTCCGTGATCATTTGGATCAATCCCAATCGCAAAAACTTTTTCTAAATTAACAAGTTGATCCAACTCTACAAGAAAAGATGCTCTAGCTGCTCCAACATCTATAACATTTATTTTTGAATAGTCTACAATTTTTTTCATTGCAGGAACAAGAGTAGAAGACATTACAACCTCGATACGTAATCTGTACAAACACCATAACAATTATATGTTTTTAAACTTTTAAGTTTTTCTAAATCCATATTTTTTTCGGGCATTACCATAATGGTGTTTGGTGTATATGGTTTGCCAGGATAAGTCCAAATATAATTGTTGCTTGTAAGAGCAAAATCATCTTCTTGATGCCAGAAGTATTGATATCCTGCGTGTTTATATTTTGTAAATTCATACAACGTTGTGATATCTTTACAGTGAATCCACAAATGTTTGTGACGATTTGCTATCCATTTCCAACTAATTTTAAATTGTGGTTCATCATGTCCCAACCAAAATACTTGAGTTAGAGGATCATATCTTACATCAACTTCTACATCATATCCCAAATTTATACATCTGTCAATTTGCTCTGGTTTATTTTCTAACCAAGATTCAGATCCATCAAGATTACCCCTATGAGCAATTAGTTTCATATTGGATATTTGTCAGAAGGTATTGATGGCCATCTTATTATCATAAGGTCAGTGTCTTCTAAAAACTCAACATCAGAAATATCCCAAGGTTCATATATCCACATATCCCCTGCCTTCAAATGTTTTTTATCTACCATCATCTCACCACGAACAATATAATTTAATTCATTCGTAACTTGATGGTAGTGTGGAAAAGTTTGATCATTCTTTTTATGGGAATGGTGCCCAACTTCAAAGAATGGATTTTTAAAAATAGATGGTTCAAAATCTCCAACAAACCAACCACCTGTAAATTGTTTTATGTTTGATTTTTTCATTCTAACTCCTGTATTCTAATTTGGTGTCTACCACCATCGAAACTATGTTCACGAGCTATTTTAAAATATAACTCAAGAATTTCTTCATCCATATTCTTAGAAGGGATGGCAAAGAAATTAGCACAGTTATGTCGAATAGACATCTCCATTGCATAGTCATCGTAAATGAGAGCAGATCTAATTCCTTTATACTTATTAGCACATATATTTACACCTTGACCAGACCTACAAAATCCAAATCCAAAATGACAATCATTCTCCTGTATTGCCTTAGCTGCTTGAGCTATGTAATCTCTATAGTCACAATCTTTATTTAAGATAGTTCCAAAATCAATGTACT